GCCACACGCTGATTACGTTGTCCACCTGGTCGGTGATCGAGCCGCTGCCCTTGTAGTCGTACTTGCTCGGCTTGTGGTCTTCGGTTGCCGGTTTGCGAATGTGGTGGACAAGGTGGACGTGCATGCCGTAGTCCCTTGCAATTGCGGTCAGTTCGTCAACGAACATTTTTTGGCCGTTGTAGTCGTCCTCGCTGGCCACACACTTCATGAGGCTGTCAACGAAGAATTGGGTGATGCCTTTTTCCTTCGCGCAGTAGCGCACCACCGCGCAGACCTTTGACGCTGTGACGGTGCCCTGTTGGTCGTACAGCCATAACTTGTCATCGGTCCAGTCTCGGAATTGTTCGTACAAGTCGAGGAATTGCGCAGTAGCAGATTCATCGCCGTGAAACGCCGGGTCCAGCGCGTTAAAGGTTGACCACTGACGGGCCATGCGCTCAAGGGTTTTGGATGGCTTCATTTCAAATGATGCAATGCAAACCTTTTCACCCTGCGAACACATCGACAACCCTACTTGCCCCGTTACAAGGCTTTTGCCGTTGCCATTGGCACCGCCCCACACCGTCACCTCGCCGGGTCGGAATTGCACCAGCCCGTGCGTTTTGCGCCATGGCATCAAAGCGCGTTTCTGTTTTACCGGGTTCCTGATCTGGTCGATCAGGGCCTGCACCCAAAAGCTGGCAGGCTTTACCTTGTGCTTAGGGTCGCTCTCTGTTTCGTATTGAGCGAAGTCGATTTCGTCATCCGTTATCAATTGCATAGCGCCGTCCATTCCCGCTCCAAGGCGATTTTGTGTTTGTCATCGGCACCGGCAAGCATTGGGAAAACCGCGTCAGGTTCGGCAACACCGAAGACCTTCACGCCATCAATGCGCTCCAGTTCGTCAATGATTCGGCCCACGGTTTGGCGGTAGGCTTTGCTCTGCACCACCACCAGCACACAAAGGCCAATGACAGGACGCCAGTCCATCGATGCCGGGTTTGCTCCCGGTGTGACGGTGACAAGATCAGGGCTGTCCTGGTGCCGCTTGTCGCCAACGAACACCGTTATCGGTGCTGCTGGCCGTGCGCCGTTCATGCGCAGTTCTCGCAGGGTTTGGAGGCTCATACGAAAGCCCTCGCCTGCTCTGCCTGCCCGTCATCTTCGGCACCTTCCCAGCGTCGTTGATTCAGGTAAACCAGTGGCGAGGGGATGTACTGCCCCCCGTCCTTTTTCCAAGAATCGGACGCCTTCATCCGCTCCACATGAGCAACCACAACCGCAGAGTCACGTTCACCGCTCGCCTTTTTCCAAGCGTCAAGGCATTTGCCTTTAGCCTGTTTCCTGTCGGTTGTAGGCCATGTTGACCAAAAGAGAGCGAAGCCCGTAGGTGTTTCTTTATCTTCTCTTCTCTTCTCTTCTCTAGGTACGGTTTTGGTAACGGTCTTAGCGTTACCTACAGCGTTAGCGGCCTTGGACTTTGATTTTGCTACTCTTTTTGCCGTTTGGCCCCGCGTTTTGGCGCTCTCTGAAATGTGTTCATCGAAATTAACGACCCTGATACCACCCTCGGATTCATGCAGCCATCGCGCCTCTATCACTGCGCTAACGAAGTTTGTATCGTCCGAGTAACCGTATAGACACTCATTTAGCGTTACCTTAGTAACGCCGCGAGCGTTACCGTCAACGGTGTTTACATCGAACCAGCGCCATAGCGTGAAAAGGCGTCCGACCACCTCAAACCTATTCAGCGTAGTTCGGCCAGCAATCTCCAACACCTCCGGCTTTTCCGGCAGCGCGTGAGTCATCTTGATCCAGTCGCCAGCCATTTACGCAGCCACCTTGTCAATCTCGCCCATGCCGTCAAAAAAGCATTGCTGACCGTCATCAATAGCGGCCATGATTTCAGCCTCTCTGGCGTCCTTCTGGGCCTGCTCACGGGCTTGTATGGCCTCATCCCGCATGTGCATCCAAAGGATGGCTGCATCACGGTCAGCGGGGTTTCCATGGGCCTGAAAGCTGGCGTATGAGCACTCCATGTGCCAGCCGCAGTCGTGGATGTGCTGTTCAAGCTCTTGGGGGGTCATGCGGGCACCACTTCCTCAACCTCTTCTTCCACCAGGTCAAACAGCGACGGCATGCTGGCATCGCGTTCTGCGGCTTGCAGGTAGTGCACCTGGTCCTTGAAGTAGCTGGCAGACAATTCAGAACCGCCACCAGTCCGGCCCAGCTTGATCGCCCGTACAGGCACCGTGCCCAGGCCGCAGAACGGGTCATAGACGCGCTCGCCCTTCACGCTGTAGCGCTCGATCAGGCGGTCCACAATATCGAACTGCAGAGGGCATACGTGCTTCTCCACCGCCCGGTTGGTCTGGTCACCGTTGAGAGTGCGCATGCGGTTCACGTCATGCCACACGTCCGGGTGATGGCTGCCCGGTGCCAGGCTCATGAAGGTGCTCGGCAGCGCGTTGCGCGCCTGCAGGCCTTCACCGATCTCGACGTGGCGGTCATAGTCGTAGACCTGCCGTAGCGTCTCTTGCGTGAAATACTTAGCCAGCTTTGCCGGACCCAGCGCGGCCATTTCCTCAACCGTCAGCATGCGGTTGCCGCTGGAGCGCCAGAAAGCGTGCGCATCAACCTGCCACTTGGCCAGGCTGTATTCAGCCTTTGACTTCACCACTGGGGTGTCGGCATAGCCGCGCGTGCGGTCAGTCTGCGGCTTGTGGAACAGCAGTATGTACTCCGGGCTGCCAACACCCATTTTGGTGCCGTCCTTGCACATTTCCGTGTAGCCCAGGCGGTAAGTCTGGTTGTTCTCGCGCACCACGTCTGTGACCACGGTAATCATTCCCATGTAGTCAAAGCCGTGTTTGATGCCGTGGAACAGCGCCTCAGCATGGAACGGGCTCACTGTGGGGATACCGGCGCCGGTCACGTTGCCGAAGTTGATACGGTCCTTCACGTGGCAGGCGTAGATGCGGCCGGGCTGCAGGATCCGAAGTAGTTCGGGCGTCAAGTAGTCCATCTGGCGCCAGAAGTGTGCGTTGTCTTCTGTATGTCCGAAGTCGTTGTAGCTCGGCGTGTACTCGTAGTGGTTGGCAAACGGGATGCTGGTCACGATCAGGCTCACCGAGTTGTCGGGTTGCACCTTCGCCTCTTCAACACAATCGTTATTCGCCACCGCGAAATGCTGGCCTGTGACCTCGTAGCGCTTCACCCCAATGGACCTGGCCAGCGTGTCTTGCATGGCCAACTGGCCCAAGCCGTAGGTGCGGATGATCTCGGTCATCTTGGCCTGCATTTCGTCGTGCTGGCGCCACTTATCCTGCAGCGTCTTCAACACTTCTCGCTCGGACTCGGTGTGCACAATGTCAATGCGCACCGCGTGCTCCTGCCCGAAGCGTTGGACACGGTGAATGGCTTGAATGAAGTCGTTGAATTTGAACCCAACCCCCGCGAATACCTCACGGTGGCAATGCCGCTGAAAGTTGCAGCCGCTGCCCGCAATAACTGGCTTCGTAGACAAAATGCGATGCTTTCCGTTGCCGAAGTCCACGATGCGCGCTTCGCGCTGCTCAAGATCTTGGGTTCCCCATACGCTCACAGCTTCTGGGATGGCGACCTGCAGCGCATGGCGTTCGTCCTCCAGGTCGTGCCACACCACAAAGTGGTCATCGGCACCGGCCGTCACGATCTCTTGCACCTTTGCCACCCGTGCGGGCATGCTGTCGCGCTTTTCTGTGGCCGCAGCACTCAGGCCCATAGCCACATTGGGAATCAACAAGCCCTGGCCATTCTTCTCATTCCCTGCGGCGTCGTAATCGCTCGGCACCTCGTGGTAGCGAACATCCAGCGTGGGCAGCACGTAGCCCTCATCGCTGTGGCCCAAGTCGCTCGGGCGCTGGATGAACACCGCCCAGCTCGCCACCCACAGCCAGAACTCTTGTTCCTTGTGCGGGTACAGCGTCAGGTTGCCCGCCTTCTCGCTGTCGCGCTGAAAGAATCGCGTCAAGGCCTGCCCGGTGTCCATCACGCCCAGGTAGCCCGCGTAGTGGATCAACTCCTTGTACCGGTTCGGGCTCGGTGTGGCTGTGTTGACCAACTTGAATTCCACGGGCGCAAACGCGGGTAGAAACTCCTGATACGTCTTGCTGCCGTAGCTGCGCAATACGCTGGCTTCGTCCAGGTTAGAAGCCCTGAACTTGCGAACGTCGATCTTGCCCTCGCGCACGCTCTCATAGTTGGTCAAATAAATCGTGCGCTCGTCGCCAATCTCGCTGTCCTCGCGGATGAAGCGCACATCAATGGCGTAGTCGCCCTTGAAGTGCTGCGCCGCCTGCATGATGAACTCTTGCCGCACTCCCAGCGGGCACACGTTGATTCGCAGGCCTGGCCGGTGCACACCAATCAGGCGAAACCACTCCAGCGCCGTCACCGTCTTGTGCAATCCAAAGCTGGCGAACACTGCGCGGTTGCCACCCTGGCAGGCCCAGCGCACGATGTCCTTGGTGTGTGGCTTCAAGGTGGGGTTTATCTCTTCCGGGCTCACGTCAAAGCCCCGGAAGCTGGCCATCTTGATCTTGGCCTTGAGGAAGTCGGTGTAATCGCTCATCTCCACATCCCCCCTTCCAAATCCTCAAACATGCTGTCGAAGACCTTGGACACAATCCAGCAGGCGAGATAGATGCCACCCGCAATCAGCAGGCCAGCGGTGAACAGGTCAATGAATGAAGCGGCTGCCATCAATCCCTCGCCTGAATTTTTTTATGCTCTCTGTTGATGATCTTCACCAACCACTCCCGGCCTCCATGCCACTGCATCAGCTCGCGCAGACGCCTAAGCACAGAGATGGGGAGACGGACACTTCCGGGTTTTGTTTGCTCATTCATGGGCATAGCGTAGCACACACCGAAACACGCATCAAGAAATATTTATTTATTTTTTGCTTGACTTGTCGTAACACGGCAATTACTATTCTTCATCGAATCACAAACGAAGGAGAAGCAAATGAACATGCGGGACTATGTGGTGAGCGGCACAGACGCCGATGGCGTCAAGCACACAGTCAGTGTGCGTGCTCAGAGCGGCGCTGATGCCGTTAACGATGGGATCGAGCGTGGATGGAATGGCGTTGTCGCCAAGCCGTACCGAGCCGATTCCGGATTTATCGCCAACTGCGACCGCGCCTTGTCGCTGCAGATCAGCATGGAGCATGTGCGCTCTGTGCAGGGGGCGCTGTCATGAGCGATAGCACTCACACGATCACGGTTCGCGCCTTCGACTCTGCCTATCCTGGCAGCATGTTCGACAAGCCTCACGGCGAATACGTCGAGCGCGGGGACGCTAGCAGCCTTGCCG